AATTAAATTCTTGACGATCTTGCCGTATGGCGTATCCATTATCTTAGCCTCACCTATGAAGTTTTTACCTTCTGGTTTTAGACTAGTAATCATGTGTGAAACTCTTTCAAGGTTAACTGTTGGTCCGTCAGGATGTCCTAGTTCACCAAAAGCACGTTTCTTGTTTATAAATTGTTCGTTGTATCTATTAACTTCTTTAGCAAGAGTCTGTACAGGATAAACTCTACCATTACGGTTCTTAATATCCGCCTGCATAAAGACACCTCTTATCTTGTAGTTTTTGCCACCGTTAGAGGTTGCTTCTGTTAAAACTTCGATATCTTCTATTGTTTCTGTTATTAGTTTCATCTCTCCACCTTCTCTTTGTTTACCTTACTTCAATAATTATAGTATAGTTATCACCTGCAACAAATCCTTTTGTCGAAAGCAAGATATCTCCTGCGGGACTTGTGTTGGCAGTTAATGTTGCGTTATTAGGAATACTGTTACCAGAGGTAAAGTAATCGTGATAACCTCGTCCAGAAAAGAAACCTATTGTTGCGTCAGAGGAACCTGTTCCACTACCTGCCCACAATAACTCTACTCCAGACTTACCATTAGTGGTATTGATTGCCCACCAAATTTTTGCTACTACCCTATTAGCGTCCTCGGTCATGAAAGTCAAGGTACTAGCGTCCATCTTTGTCACTAGCGTTTCACCTGATCCATCACTTATATTTGTAAATTTCATCACGGTCTTTGTACCAGATGTATCTACTATCGTTTGACTTGTTACCACATCAGCCATTAGTTGTTTCTCCTAAATTCTGTCACTAACAAATAACTTTCTACATTTGAGTCAGTTGTTAATAATATTTGTTTATCGTTACCAAACTTTAATTGATCGGGTCGTAATCCATACTTACCCTTACCAGTCAAAGTCAAATCGTTTTCTTCACTAGAGGCACTTAAAGTTAATGTTCCTGTGCCCTCTATCAAATAAAAACATTCTATCAAACTCACTAGTGATTTATTATTACCACTCACAAGTTTTTCAGCGTCAACTACTATCTGGTCGATCTCACTTCCAATACCTTTTGACTTAACAATGTATTTAGAAGTGCTATCCACAACCTTTGTATTTGCAATCGTCATAAGAAAAACCTATGAACTAAAGTTTTCGTCTTTTCTTAATTCTAATAATACATATCCAGAAGTACCGAAAGCACTTAACTCTAAATCGCCTGAAGTAGCTCCTGTGTTGGTTGCATTGTTAGTAATCTTACCAGCCATACCATCGTAATGTCCTGTGCCTGCAAGATTTATTGCTGTTGTATCAGATGAAGCACCCTTAAATTGTAATTGTACATAACCTGTATTATCATCAGCAGTACCTTGTACCAATCCCCACCATATTTTAGTGATATCTAATTTAGCACCGTTAGCGTGACCAGATAAAGCACTTGCGTCCAATACAGCCGAGTTAGCAGTAGTATTATCTTCCATTGTTATTAAGACAACGACTTTACCACCGTCACCAGCAGCACCGACAACTGTATCTTTTAATGTTCTTGTTGCAATAGCCATTTTTTATTTCCTTTAACTTAATATTTCATTGTCAAAGTAGTCTTCTATAGCAGACACTTTAACGTTTCTTTTTTTTGCTACTTGTTTGATAATACCTTCAATCTTACTTATGATCTCACCTTTGGTATTACCTAACATAGTAAATACATCTTTGACCGCCTGTTTTTCTGCAGGAGATAATTTCTTAAACTCCGCAGTTTCTTTAGGACTGTCTTCCTTCAACTCTGTTAGAGATGATTTAAACTTCTGGAACGACAGCTGGTTCATCAACTTCTCCACCTTGATCTATCTCAACGGCAGGTTCTTCGACAGGTGATTCTTGTTCTTGACCTGGCGTAACCACACCGCTAACATTATCTAATCCAGAGGCGTCTTGTATCGCTTCTTGATCTTGAGCACTATTTAACCAGTCCGTAGCAACTGATTGTCTTTTATCATCAAGTGCCTGTCCTATTTTATCAGACAGAGCATTCTTAAATGCGTCTTGAGCCTTAACATTGTCGCCACCCATAAGTGAACTAACCATATCTTTTACATTATCATTTGGCATAATTATTCATCTCCTATATTTATATCAGCACCACCATCATCTCCGTCCATGTCTTGACCTTCAGGAGAGGCGATAATACCTTGTTTAATTTCATCAGCAATCTGATTATCAATCTCAATTATATCTTCGTCACTTTGTCTTAATACTTTCTTTCTTATGTAGTCAACTGAATAGTATTTTCCCACATAAGGACTTACTTCTTGTGCAAGACTTAATCTTTCTCTCATAATCTCTGCCTCTTTTAACTCGGCAAAGTATCCATCTTTTAGATAATCATACTGAATATGACTATTGATTTTCTGCCAGTCTTCGATAGTTATGATACCTTTTAAAACTAATTGTGTTTTAAGCACATCGCCAAAGACTTGCGTAAATCTTTTTCTTAATCTCTGAATGAATTTAGTAAACTTCAATTCATCTCTAGTAATCTCGGCAGCCTTACCAAGATTAAAACCTTGTTCAGATTCCATTCTACTGATCGGCACATTTAATGCCTTGTAGAGTTTCTTCTGAAAGTATTGAACGTCTGTAATCTCACCTAGATTTTGTCCACCAGGCAATGTAGATACCTCTGTTCCTTTTGCACCCTCTCTACGAGGTAGCCAAAAGTCTTCGAGCATTGACATATGTTTTCTGTCATCTCTAATCTCACCAGTAGAAGCGTCATATACAAGTTTGTTTCTGTATCTTGACATCACATCTCTTAAATATGATTCTGCCTTTACTTTCGGTAAGTTTCCTACATCAACATAGAATACTCGTCTTTCTGGCGCCCTTACTATTCTGTAAATGACAACGGCATCCTCGATCATTCTCAATTGATTAGTAGGTTTAATTGCCTTATGCAAGTGACCCATAACCATATTTCTAGTTTGATCTACAACACCAGAAGTGACATAAGTTATTGAATCAGTAGCAATCTTTAAACCAGCATTTGAATTTGCTGAAGACATTCCTTTTTCATTATAAACAAACCATTCGGCAGTTTGTTCTATAACTTCAATACCCTTGCCTTTATTATCTCTCTTTTTAGTTATCTCACGAACTTTTTTTATCTTTCTAGGATCAATATATCTTAACTCTGATATACCTTTTCTAGGACTATTAGGGTCGATCACCTTGTGGAAATATATTCTTCCGTCAATGTACCATCTTTTAAAGATATCGAAACCTTTTTCGTCAAAATTTAATAGTCGTAAGACCTCATCAAATTCTGCTCTAATCTTTGTTTTAATATTTTCTGAAATAGCAAGTTTGTCTAACGATAATGAAACTGATTGATCCCTCTCGTTAGATACGATAACCTCATTGATTATATCTTCTATCGCCGTATCACATTCAGGATGTTGTGCGATCTCACGATATCTCTTAATTAAATCAAAGTCGTTCTTGGCAGTAACCTCCATATCCAAGTATTGGCCAAAGTAACCACCAGCAGATATAGTTGTTGTACCGTCGTCTGGAGAAGGTATAGTGAAAGCCTGTTTGGCTTTCGCTGGCTTCTCCAGATCGTCATCTTTTCTTGTTATCTCGAACCCAAGTAGTTTTACCATATTATAATTTTCCTTTTCGATTTAACTTATTAAGTATATTATGTAGTCGTATCTGTTTCAAAGTATTGGAATTGGAACGTGACACCGAATTCTTCGATAGCGTCATTAGTTGCATAATTCAAAGCAATACTATCTAAAGCGATTGGAAACAGTCCTCTGTAAGTGTATGATTTTAATGTACTACCATTTCTATCTAAATGGTCAACAAAAGCGTCAACTTGATAATCAGCAGGATTTGCGATACCTTCGTTATCACTCATATTGTTTATACCATTCATCCATCTTTCAAATGCTCTGTATAATTTAAAGTCAGTATCATTTATAACTGTAATCGTCCAAGGTTCGAAAGTTCGATCCCCAGCTATTTGCAGTTTTCTGCCTCTAAAATCAATCGGAACATTTGCTACACTCTGTCCAGGTATAGCAGTTGCTTTACATAAGAAAGCAAGATCAGATGTTTCACCACCTACAGCAGCGTATCCAGGAAAAGGTAAAGTTACCTTAAACTGGTTAGCTCGTGCTCCACCGCCTCTTAAACGAGATTTGAATTCATTTATATTTGGCATTTTATTTTATCTCCTCTCTATTAAGATCCTGCGACTTCAGAAAAGGCAACGCCTGATCTTGTAGCCACAAAGTTAAGTTGAATAAAATTAATAGAACGAGAAGGTTTGACAAAGATGTCAGCCCTAAATTCGTTTCTATCAATAACGTCTCCAGTGTTGTTTGAGTCGTCACAAACTACTGAAAAGTCAGTAAGACCTCTTCTACCTTGTACATCTCTTAGGAAAGGTTCTACTAGATTTCTAAATTGTGCTCTAGTGAATTCATCATTGAATTCAAATAGTTGAAATTTAGCAGCAGTAGAAATTGCCTTCTCTAATACGATAAACAGTCTTCTAACATTTATTCTGTCAAAAGCACTAGGTTTAGATTGAGCAGTCTTATCACCAAACAATACAGTACCTTGTCCAGGGAATGAAGCAACAGGATTTACTCTTGACTTGTATAGTTCATCTCTCTGAGCCTGGTTTGGATTGAATGCTAATTTAACAGCGCCTCTAATCTGACCTCTATTGAATCCACCTGGTGAGAACCAAGCGTCTGCAATACTGTCAGTTCTAGCACAAAGACCAGCAATATCTCCGTTCAAAGGAACGAATCTATAAACGTCATTGTATCTGTCGTACATATATTTGTAACCACTATCAATAACAGCATAACTTGTTGATGGTAGACCATCAGCAAATCCTACTACGTTTTGTGTTTGTGTGATTGCGTTTGCAACACCAACCACATCTGCTCTTGCAGGTGATATAAAGGCAACACAATCTTTTCTGTCGTTTGCAATATCCATAACGGCAGTTGCTTTTGTGTCTCCAGTTGCGTCAGAACCTGTTTGAGAAGGACCACATAGTAATAAACTTATATCAACATTTTCTTTGTCGTTAAATTTTTCGTATGCAGTAGCGATCTCAGCATTAGTAGCAGCGTAATCGTCTGTTCCACTAGTAAGTGAAGTATTAGATACTACGAAAGCATCACCAACTGTATTATCAAAAGTTGTTCCTGTCTTAGCAACACCATCTGATAAAGTAGCGATGTGATCTATCCAGTAGATAAATTTACTGTTTCTGTAAATTACATCTGGATAATAGTTTGAATTACCTGAAGCGTCTTTAGCGTCATTAGCCTGTGAAACACCTTCGAAAGTTTCTAGGATTGTTCCAGCAGTTCCAGTAATTGTTCCGTCTTCATCTATTACTGCGATATGCATTTCGTCTAGTGAACCACCAGCAGCAGATACATCATCTGTTGTTGTTGGTGGAGTTGAAAAGTTAAAGTAATATTCCCAATGTCTTAAAACTTTAGCGTTGTCAACAACAGCGTGTCTTAAACCACCAGTTTCAGTTGCGCCTGTCTGAGGATTGAATCTTGCGATTGTTAATAAGTTTGTTGATATTGCAGTTATCTTGTAAAAGAATCCTGAAGGTGCACCATCAGTTGAAGGTACATTACTTGCGTCTCCGAATTCTAAAATGTCGCCTACTTGCATTAAACTACCATCGTCAACAGATATTGTTGTGTCTCCGATAGCAGCAGTGGCGTCATTAACTAGATTACCACTCATTGAGTGTGGTCCAAAAGCTGTTGAGTTAGAACATAGAGAAACTTTTAAACTGTTTCCTAATGTTCCTGCCTCTCTTGCAGCCCATGGTCCGATATTTGTTATTGATCCAGCACCTGTGTCAGTCATGTAGGTTTCTAGATAGTCAGCAGTATTTTTAATTAAGACAGCAGTACCAGTTGACACAGCGTTTACTACTCCTGTGATTGGTCTTACTACCTTCAGATTGTTTCCGTAACCTAAAAAGTTAGCGGCTGTAAAAAATTCCTCGAAGTTATCGGCATTTGGTTTCCCAAAGATGTCAACTAATTCTTGTTCAGATGAAATCGTAGTCACTTCATCAATAGGTCCTTTTTCAGCAGTCAAAACGACACCTCCAGAAGTAGTAGATACTGCTGGTATGATATTCGTTAGATCCTTTTCAGTCACATTAACACCTGGTGATACTTGAAAAGCCATGTTTAGTTCTCCTTAATATTAATATTAATCTTTATTAGTTATAACCCTTTTACTTTAGATATTTATGTATATCCACATCTCTACTATTCGCCCTTACGATAAGTCACTGGTTGCCATATTTCACCTGCGTCAACGAAATATCCATCATTTCCATCTGGATCGTTCAATCCGTCATCTATAAAACCAAATGGTGCCATATCTGCCTCTATGGCATTTTGTTGATCTGTAAACATTTGACCTCTTACATCAACATTAGTAAGTTCTTTGAAGTATCTTTGATTGGCACACCATGAGAATATGACCAGACACATCACTAGATCGTCATGAGCACCTTGTTCCGCCTCGAAAGATTTACCACGAGCAATAAAGGTAGATAATTCAGATACGATCTCAAAGTCCTGAACAATCAACTTATCACCCTCTATCAGACTTTTCAGATTTGAAGTTCCGATTTTTTTAGTACCTTTCGTCATTCTCAATC